CCCTTGGACTTGAGGCCAGACGCGAGCGTGCGGTCGAGATCCTTCTGCAGGAGCTCTTGCTCTGCGAGGCTCAGTGCCTCCGCTTCCTTCTTGGCGAGCGTGTCGCTGATGCGGCGCAGGTCTTTACCGATGCGGCCGATGCCAGCCTCAGGCGTCTTGAAGCCGGCCTTCTGCGTACGCGCGAGCACGTCGTTGAAGTCGTTCGCGATGCCGGTGATCTCGTCCGCCTTGATGCGTGCCTGGTCGGCAAGCTCCTGGCGCTTGAGCGTCATGCGCTCTGCAGCGTCGGTCGCACCGGGGACAGCCTCGCCTGCGAGCGTGGCGCTCTCGGCTGCCGCTGCCTTGCCCATGGCCTTCGAGGCAGCCTTGCTGAGCGCGGGGATGGCAGCGCCCAGCGTACCGCCAAAGGCCGCACCAATCGCGCCAGCCTCGAGCGGGCGAGCCTCGCGACCCTCGATGCCCGCCTGCGTGATCTCGGAGCCCGCACCGTACGCGCCGCCGATGAGCGCCTCGCGGCCAGCGGAGCGCAAAGCGGCTTGGCCAAGGGTGCGAGCCGCAGCCGCCTCGCCCGCAGCAGCGCCCCCAGTCAGCGCCGATGCCGCACCGAGGCCAAGCATCTCGCCCGCGCCGATGGTCGACAGCATGCCGCCGCCACGAGCCTGCTCAAGCTGCGCAAGCGTCTCCGGCGCCACGAGGCCGGTCTCCATGAGAGCCTTGCCGCCGAAGCCCAGGGTTGCCCCTTGAAGGGCTCCGTAGCCAAGACCCGCAGCGAGACCCGCTCCGCCGCCGAAACGCTCTTCTGCGCCCCGCTCAAAGCCGGCGCGCTGGGTCTCCAGCTTCGGGACGATGCCCTTGCCGAGCGCCTCGGCGATCCGCTCAATGGGGACCTGCGTCGCCTTCTCGTCGTCGAGGGTGACCGTCTGACCCGTACGCGCACCGAAGCCGCTCCGAAGAAGCGGTACAACCTGCTCCTGCGGTACGAGGACGTCCTTGCCTTGCGGATCAACGAGGGTGACGGTCTTCATAGATTCCCCGATGCGACCTTTTCCTGGCCAGATGCGTGTGCCTTGTACGACATGATCGGCATCTTTGCCGGAATGAGCACGGTGTCCATCATGCTCTTCAGCGTCGGATCGCCAGCAGCCGCGACCTCGTACTTGCTGAGACCGCCAAGAGCCTTCTGCTCTTCGGTGTCGATCCACTGCTTGAAGCCGTCGTAACTGGAGAAGTTGCGGCTCAAGAAGTTGCGCGCCGCTTCACCGGTCGTAACTGAGCCACCGCTGATGCGTCGAAGCTCCGTGTTCACGAGCTGCTGGGCGAGGTTGAGCATGTTGACCTCCTCGGGGGTCATCGTGCTCTTGATGCCGGCGCCAAGCGCCGACGCGACAGCGCCAAGGATCACGTTGCCATCGGTGGAGCTTTGCGCAGCCTGGGTCTCAAGCGCGCGGTTCAGGATGGTTCGCACGTTCGTATCCCAGAGACGCTTTTGATCGCCGACCGGGATGTTCATCATGCTCTGACGTACGCGACCAACCGCCTCAGCGGCCTCCTTCGCGTTGTCGAACCGCTCGTTGCCGGTGATTGACTGGAACGCCTGCTGCGCCGCCTTGCGTGACTCCGGGTCCATGCCCTTCATGCGCTGCTCGAGCTCCATGACCTTCATGAGGCCCTCGCCACGAGCGCGGTTCATGGCCACCCAGTTGGCCGCGTTCTTCAGGTCGAGGTCCATCTTCAGCTTGCCGCGCTGGAAGTCGAGCTCGCTGATGGCCTGTTTGAGCGCACCCTTCTCCTTGGCCCCCGTGATGCGCTGCTCAGCAAACTCAAGAGCCCGCCTGTGCTGGTCCATCGAGGCCAACGCTGTGAGCCCCAGGGCGTCCTGCTGGCTTGCGCCCATCTTCATCAGATCGCCGAAGTTCGATCGGCCAGTCTGGATGCCTTGCACGAGCATGTCGTACCGTTGCATCTGCGCCTTGGTGTCGCGCTCGACGGCCTTGTCGACCTCCTGCAGGATCTCGTTCGGGCCCACCTGACCAGCCGAGCCCTTGAGCATGCCAACGAGGCCAGCCGCGAATGTGAGTGCGCCAGTGCTGACGGGCGACTTTCCAATTTCGCGAAGCGTGCGGGCCGGATCGAACTGCTCGCGAGCCTGCGCGAGAGCAGCCTCGTCTGCCGCCATCTGCTGACGACGAGCGGCGAAGTCCTGATTCTGCTGCGCCTGAAGCCCTTGCAGGCCCTGCAGGTACTTGGCGCCCTCCGCCTGAAGACCCGCTCGAGCGGCCTCCTTGCCTGGGCCCTCGGCCTCCATGGCGCCGATGACGCTACGAATAGCCTCCTGCTTGCCAGCGATACCGCGACGCATGTCCTCGTTCATGCTGACGCTCGGAGCGCCGCGCATGCCGGTGTAGTACGCGCGCAGGGCTGCGAGGTTCGACTGCATTGCCGCATCAGCTGGTTGCTCCGCTGGGCCGGTAGCCCCCGCCCCGCCGGGCTGCGCGAAGACGACGCCACCCGCCGCGCCACCTTGGGGCGTCTCGGCGTACGGAGTGGCGCTCGACGGCGTGTAGCCCGGAACGAGGTAGTTCACGACCGGGGTCGCGCGAAGGGTCTCAAGCACTGGCTCGTTGACCATGCGCGTCATCGGAGAGCCAAGCTCCCCGCGAACCTCTCCACGGAGCGCCGCTTCCTCTTGGGCAGCGCGACGGTCGCGCTCAAGGCCAGTCAGCGCCTCAACCGGTACCGCTTGGCTCGACGGCAGGGCGATGTCGGCCTGCGTCGGGATCGGGCGGTTTGGATTCGTGCGCTCGTCGTACTCGCGCAGTGTCTCGTCCGCCACCGAGCGGTTCGGCGTCATGTTCGGTGCGAAACTCGCGTTCGGTGCTGCCATGGTATCCTCTCACATCGCCGTTCCGAAGCCGCCACCACCAGGAATGATGCTGCGCGCCTTGCGCGGCATGCGTCCAGGTCGCTGCTTGCGAAGAGTTTCTCCCTGCTCTCCCTGGTAGGAGAATGCCATCGGCTCGACGGTCGGGACCATCGGAGCTGGGGCGCCCTGCTGAGCCACCGGAAGCATGACGGGCGCCATCTCCTTCTGCACAGCCGCCCGGTCAGCCAGGCTGGCGAACGTGTCGGGGCCCTCCGCCGCGGGCGCCGCAACGGCCTTCGAGAAGCGACCTTCCTCAATGCCGCGCGCAGCAGCCTCAGGCTGGAACGCGAGGTTTCGCTCCTGACGCAGGTTCTCCATGATGGCATACGGATTCAGTGCGGCCTCGCGCGCGGTGACACCAGGCATGCCGGTTCGCTGCTGGTAGCTGCGGGTGCTCATGACCGGCTGCGCGATGTCGAGACCGAGTTCCGATGCTACCTGTGCACCTGTTACCTTGCCTGGACTCGCACCTGCGGCCACCGGTGACGCGCCTTCGCCAACCGCACCGCCAGCGATGGCCGCGGCATCTGCGAGCGTCTGGCCGGCGACGTTCGTTTCGGCGCCGCCAATGCGAAGCGTTGGCTTTCCGCCAGCCGCAGGGCCTGTTGCGCCACCACCAGGCACAAAGGCCTTGGTGGCCATGCCGAGCGTCCCGCCAATGAAGCCCGCAAGCTCGTCGCGCTTACGCTTCGCATCCTTCGCAGCGACCTCCGATAGCGCCATCTGGCCCTGTGACACGGCCATACGGGCGCGCTCCTGCTCGCGAGCGCGAAGCTCGGCAAGCTGCGAAGCGTACTGCGCCTGCACGTCTGCACCCTGACGCATGGCCTCGCGCTGCATGCCAGCCTGCTGCTGCGCCGTGCCTCGCTGTGCCATGGCTGCCAGGTCTGAGAGGGCTCGGCCGCGAGCGTAGGCCAGGCCCGCCTGACCCTGCGTCGTGCCACCTTCGGCCACGCGCTGGAACGGCGCCATCGCGGCCTCGATACGGGCGCGCTCCTCTTCCTCTGCGCTCTTCACGCCAAAGAGGCCGCCGAGCGCACGGCTCACGAACGGAGTGGCGGCGTTGATCGCAAGGGCTGCGGCAGAGAACGGATCGGCGGCCATGGTGCTCCTAGTGCTTCGCTTGTTCGGTGATACGCTTATTGAGCCCCGCCTTCAAGCCAACGACTAGGGCAAGGTTCGAGAATCGGACGCCCGTGATGTTCTGCGTGACGGACGTTGGCGCCGTCGTCTGCGTGTACATCGAGAGCAACTGACCCTTCTGGTTGGCAACGTGCGCCTCCAGCTGTAGAAAGCCCTGGACCCCGTTGACCGACGCAGCCTCGGCAGACGTAAACGATACGGCCTGAGACGCCGAGCCATCGGTGCTAAGCAGCATCGACACGCCCGGGATCCCGGTCGTCGTGAACGCTCTGGCCAGCAAGCGCAGTCGCTTGATCCGCTGGAATCCCTGCACTTGGTTGAGTGCGAACGGAGCGGTCTGCCAGACCACCGTGACGTACTGGTAGGTGTAGCTTGAGCCGGCGTTCGCGAGCGCATCCACGTAGCCCGTCCCCTGGCGGTAGACGTGCGCTTGGCTCGGATCGTCCGTCGGGTTTGCGCATGCCAGCCACGGCTTGCTGTCGATGACCGTCATGCTCGCCGGGCCCTCGCCGAGGCTGCCCATGTTCCACTCGTACCAAGTGTTGCTCATGTAGCTGTACACGAGCACCGTGAACCCGGCCCCGGTCACGACGCGGGACACCTGTTGGTTCTGGCAGACGAAGTACACTTCCTCGGTTGCGGCGTTGTGAGAGACGCTCGTCACGAACGGGTACGCTTCGAGGCGCGACTTGATCTTGTCGCCGATGGGGCGAATCTGCAGGTCAGGTGTGAGGAGCTCAATGCTGCGAGGCGACCGGAAAAAGATGCCCACGGGCGTCGTCAGGACGCTGCGCGGGTCCGTGCATCCAATGCCGGACGGGAGGCGCGTCGGCTCAGACAGCGACGAGCTCTGGCCGGTCGCATCCGGCATCGTGCCGGCGACAACGTACACGTCGTTCTTCTTGAAGATGAACAGGTTCGAGTTCATCGACGCGAGCCCAGTGACCGCGCCACCCGATTCGATGGTCAGAGTGAGCGTGTCGTTGAACCCAGGGGAGTCCGTTGGCGAGAGCTCCTTCGTGAACCACACCACGGTCGCGTCGTCGGCGCCGCCGATGACGAGACGGTTCTGGTGGACGCACATGGCCTTGCAGCCAGGGGGTGCCACGTTGTCGAGAACACCGCCCGTCGTGTACAGGAACGGCTCACGCAGCATGCCGTTGTAGTCGCCCGTCGGGCCGTCGAACATGCCGTTGTGCGAGTCCGCGTAGTTCGGAGGCGTGGCGAGCTTGTTCACGTTGCAGACGACGAGCCCCACCGGGTTTTGGTCGACCTGTCCAAGGCCGACGGACGCCGCGTCAAAGGGCCGTGAGGCGTACGGCACCACGCCGCGCGTCGCATTCCGAGGCACGACGAAGTCGTTGATCGGGTTCAGGAAGTTCTGCCACGGCATGCGGTACATGACCGTCGAGTAGGGCTCGCAGGTCGAGTACGGCTGCAACGTGACGCGGCGGGGGTCTTCCGATGCAGAGTTGAGCCGGTTCGTGAGCTCAAGCCGGGGCACGAAGAAGCCCCACTTGAACTTGGTCACAAGTCCGCCCGCGCGGATCTTGCCACGGCTCTGCGGCGCAGTCGGGTCCGTCGACCGGATCTCCGCGTTGACCGTGTACTGGATGGGTGACGACGGGCACGAGCGCACAATGCGGCCGGTGCCGTCCGCGTACTCGTAGCACCACGCCATCAGGAAGTCGCCGCCGGCTTCCGCCTGCGTGTAGCTGCTTTCACGGTTGCCACCGCCGGCTACGTACGGGTCGCTCCACCCAGACGCCGCGCGAGGCGCCCACAGGAAGTAGGCGTAGTTGCCCGTCCTGGGCGGCAGCTGCGCCGTGTCGGTCGAGAAGCCACTGCCCGCGTTCTGGTAGCGCCCGTAGTAGTGCGCGCCGAAGATGCTGGCGCCACCGCTCGCGGACGTCTTCGTCCATGCGCTGAACTGCTGCACGCGGAGATCGGCGTAGACAGCCTCGTAGTTCTCGGATGGGTCGCCGCCCCACTTGGTGTCGGTGTACCCGAAGTTGAAGATGCCCGTGGCGTTCCTCGAGCACCGAAGTCCGGCCTCGTAGAACCAGTACGGCTTCGTGATGTTGTTGAGTAGCGCAAACGCCTGATTGAGGCCGCCAGCAGAGCTCGCGAACCACTGGAACGGGCGGTAGTTGTCCTGCGCCAGGATGCGGATCTGCGCCCCGTCGTCGCCCCATCCGATGCTGGTCAGGTCGCGTTGCGGCCACACAAGCATGCCGTGCTCGTTGCAATTGACGCCGTCGAAGACCGACAGGATGCCGCCGTTGATGAACGTGTAGTCCGACATGCGGACCATCTGGCGCCAGTTCTGGGCCAGGTACTCGTAGTCGATGGCGAAGCACTCCTGCGACCCCTTCGAGGAGCCGTTGCGAAGGCCGCCGAGCGTGAAGCCCTCGTCCGTGAGGCGCAGCGACGGCACGTTCAGCACGGGCGCCGTAACGCGCATCATGTTCCCGGCCTCGACGAACATGCCGATGTTGCCGGTGTAGACCGTTGAATCCGCACTTGGGTACGGGCTGGTCTCCAGGTCCGGGTCGCCGCCTGACCACGTCACGGTCGCTTCCTGCGTGTCCGAGAACCGCAGCAGGAACGTGCTGGCCTGGCTCCCATCGCCTGCCACGGTGGCCGCCACGTAGCAGCGCCCGTCCTCCACGCGGTAGATGTCGCTGAGCAGCCGCCACGGTCCACCAAGAGCGCACTTCAGAGCGGAGCTCGACCCTCCATCGAACGGCACAAGCGGATCGTAATACTTCGCATTGGCTTCGGAATACCCGTACACCTCAAGGAAGTTGTTGAGCTTGTGGGGGCTCGCGGCTCCGAAGGGCGCGTCACCCTGCGGGTTCGTCATCTGCGTAGCCGACGCACTCGACAGCACGATGATGTGGTTTTTCTCGTCCTTTTGCGAGATCGCCCAGCGATGGACGCAGTGCTCCTGCTGCCCAACGTAGTAGAACGACACGCTCGGCTGCGTGTTGCCCACATCGGGCACGTCCTCGCCCTGCGGTACCGTGAGCACACCGTGCGTCACGTTCCACGCGAGGGCACCCGTCAGCGTGCCAGCGCCAACGCCAGGCACGCCGCCGCTGATCGAGGAGATGGCCACGGACCACGGGGCGTTCGTCGCGCCCGCGAACGGGTACCCGCCAGGAGCCGCGCCAGCCAGCGGGTTCTCGATGGCGCACGCCACGATCTGGTTCCCAGACGGGCCACCAACAAAGACAGTCGCCGTCGCGATGACGTTTCCTCCGACGATGACGTCGCACCCTGTGTGGACGCCAGCCGTGAAGCCAGTGTTGACGGTCGCGGAGTCGATGTCGATGAGCTGCACCTGGCGCCCAGCCTCCGGCAGGGCCGCCCACGCGACGGGAAGGTCGCCAGGATACTGCCGAGACGGCTGCACCGGGTACGCCGTGTTGACCTGCGAAAAGCGGCCATCCGCCTCGTCGAGGCCTGCCGACACGGCAGCCGTATACGGCTTCGACGCACGGGGCTCGATGGTCGTGTAGTTGGAGCCGACGGCGTTCGTGCGGCCAACGTCGCACATGTACGTCTGCTCGGTTCCGTCCGCGAGCTCGATGGCGATGGTCCACTCGCTGTTGAGTTCCGGCGTCACATTCGAGTACGCGCCGGGCGTCGGAAGCGCAGGGGTCGGGCTCGCAAACACCAGAGTCTCGATGCGCTCCTTGGTGTTCGGCGATGCCGACACCCGCACCGGAGCCTGCGACGTCGAGAGCACCCCCGTCAGGTTGTCGGACGTCTGGAAGCCGATGAGCGGGATGTACTTGCCGCCAGACCAGTCGAGCGTCCAGGTGGTCGTGCCGTCGTTGTAGGCGCCCTCGAGGCGCCCAGACACGAGCTGACCGTCGAGCTTATCCGTTTCGAATGGACCTTCTGCATCCGCCCAGTACCGCGCGATGACGCGCGCCGCGTACGAGATGAAGGACGTCCAGTTGAGCAGGTTCGGAGCGACCGGCGTCTCGCCAGTGAAGGGCCTCTGATTGAGTACGATGCCACGATTGGCGTACGGCCTGAACGCTGGAGCCGTCACCGGCGCAGTGCGGTGCAGGATGTCGGGCACAGAGGCGGTGATGTTCACCGTGGCGGTCGACGTATCGACGTACGCCAGCGCCGCCTCGATGACCGCTGGCCCGGTGCCCGCCGTGTCCTCTTCGCAGCGGACGTACCCGATGGTCGGAACCTGTCCGTTCACGCCGGGCGGCAGCGCGCAGACGTCGAAGTTCCGATGCGTGTTCACCAGATTGAACGGCGTGATGACTGGCAGGTCCTGCGTGGCCGCCACGAGCGCGCCCGTGTCCGGGCTGATGACGACGTACTCGATCTGGTTCGTCGACCGGTTCCACCAGAACGCCATTGGCCAGTCTGCAGCTACGAGCGAGTTGCGTACGTCGAGCGCGATGACGCGCAAGTTCTGGGCGCTCTGCGTGTAGCTTCCGGCCGCGTTCTTGAGGCGCGTCGGAGGCACGATGTACGCGTCGCTGTCGACCACCTGCACCGAGTAGTAGACGCTGTTGCCGTCTCCGTCCTCCTGGTCGAGCATCATGCGGTCCGAGGAGAGCTCCTGCCCCGTCCGCTTGCCAGTCACCCAGAAGGTGATGCGCTTGGTCTCGTTGTCGTAAACTAAACTCTCGATCTCGATGATGCTGCCGCCCGTCGAAGACGTCGAGACAAGCGTGCCGACGTGCTCCGGGAGATCGTTGACCTCGCGCCACCCGCGCTCGTCCTGGCCGCCTACCCAGTCGTAGAACTTGCCTCCCGATGCGAGGACAGCCCGCGTGCCGCTCGCCGCAGAGTTCGACGAGATCGCCTCCACGGCCGGGCTCACCGACGACGTCCCACCCGTCGGCGTCGTGAAAGACAGGGCTGGGAGCTTGTTGGCCGTGCGGGTCACGAGCTCCATGCCGAAGCGCGAGTCGAACGCGCCGCGCACGATGGACTGCACGTTGATGAGCGAGGTCATTTCCGGCGGCTGCACGGAGAAGACATCGTCGTCTTCGTTGATGCCACCCGACAGCGGGACGTTTACGACGCGCTCTTCCATCAACGAATCTCCAGCTGAAGCCTGACGGGGTCGAGAATATCATTCCCGTCCGCGTCCTTGGGCGCGATGTAGCGCAGGCGCATGATCTGTTGGCCGAGCGGGCCAGGAACGGGAACAAGCTGCAGGTTTGGCGTCGCCGCAGGGGCGCTGCTCGCGAGTGCCGTGTTCGTCAGCACCTTGGCGATGTTAAAGCCGTTCGGCACGCGCCCGAGGTTGTGGGGGATGTCGACCGTCTGGCCGGGCCTGAACACGACGCCCTGATCAGGCTTGTTCTTGACGATGCTCTTGATGGTTTTCTGGTTCGGAGGCCCGTTGCGCACCGCCTCCGTCGTCTGACGGAGAACGTCCTGCACCTTGTCAAGCGCCTCGTTTCCAGAGGGAGCCGGGACGAACTGCTGCGGCTTGGTCTGCGCCATGGCTCACCTCGCCCAGGGGAATTGACGGCGGCTCAGCAGGTGCACGTTGCGGATCTTCTCGGGCTGCGACGCGTCGCGCTCCGAGGCATGAAGCTGGAAGCGGGAGAAGAGCTCGTCGCGCACGGCCTTGATAGCTGCCGCCTGCTCGATGCTCTCCTCCTTGAGAAGGCACTTGATGGCCGTGTCCTTGACGACCCACTCGTCCCAGCCCGCGCGACCGTCGATGCGGTCCGTGTCGACGAGCATCTTGTACGGCGCCGGGTAGTACCACACGCGGTAGGTGCCGCCGATCATGGGGGCGATGCCGACCTTCTCGCGGCCGTTCAGCGTGAAAAGCCGGTAGAGCGGCAAAGCCGTCAGGCCCTGCTGGAAGTACTCATCCGCTTGCCGCAGGATGTTCTGCTGCTCCCACTGGAAGCGGCGCAGCGGGTTCCAGAAGGTGGTTCCGCCAACGTCCGCGTCCGAGACCCAGACGCCCTTGCACTTGTAGAAGTCCGAGTCGAGGTGGACGGTTGCGGTGCCGTTGACGCCAAGGCCCTGCGAAACCGTGAGCACCGCCGTGTCGACGAGCTGCGTGGTCGACGTGTAGCCATTGCCTGCGCCCGTCAGTGTGATGGCCGTGATGACGCCAGCGGATGTCGTCAACGTCACCGTGGCCGTGGCGTTCGAGCCTTGCACAAGCGTCGCTGCCCCGTCCACGTAGCCGGTGCCACCCGTGAACGAGTTGATGGCGCGCACGACGCCCGTGCGCCCATCGTTGAGGATGTCGAAGTCTCCTGCGCTACTGGCCGCACTCGCTGGAATGTCGGTGTAGCGCAGGAGATACTCCTGATCGAACAGTACGATCCGGTCGTAGAGTTCGGCCCACGATTGGTTGATGTACGACCGCACCTCGGCGGACGTCACGAACTGCGAGTTCACCATGTCGGCTTCACGCCGCACGGCCAGTTCGAGTTCCGCAAGCGTCCGCGAGTATGCCATCGATCAGTCCTCTTCCTCGTAGCCACCACCACAGGACGAGACGGCCTCCTTGAAGAGCTTCGCCGCCTTGTCCCACTTGCCCTTTGCCTTGGCCTCTTCGTAGGCCTTGAGCATCGAGCCGAGCTCCATGTCCATGCCCTCGCCTTCGTCTTCGGAACCCAGGGAGGGCCCGGAGGGTTTCTCCGAGCCCATCCCCGGCTTCTTCTTGCCGATGGCGATCATGAGGGCCATGCCGCCTTTGCGTTTCATCAGGCAGTCACCGAGCTGAGCGTGCAGATGAGTTCGACGAAGAGCGTTCCGTCTGCGTCGACAGCCGCCGCATCACCGTTGCTTTGGCGGAACGCCTGAATGGTGCATCCGGTGCTCGAGACGCTTACGACGTGGAAGGACGTGTGCTTCGTCTTGTCGTACGCGCAGACGAATTGCACGTTCACGCCGACAACATCGGACACAGATCCGTCGTTGATGGTGACCGTGTACTCGCCAGGGGTTCCCGTCGGAGCAACCGTAAGGCCGCGCCCCACGGCGATTGCGCCAACGGCGCCACCGGACGCGATGTTGACGCGCGTCGCAAGGACGGCCTCTTGGACGATGTTGGTCCCCTTCTGGGGGTAGAGATACCGATTCAGTGCCATGTTCGGGCTCCTTTCTCAGGCAGCCGATCAGGCGCCGAAGTTGGTGATGACGATGTTCGCGCCCGGGTTGTTGCAGAGGAACTGACCGTAGTGACCGAAGCGAACCTCGTACTGGTCGTCCGACGCAACGCGGAGGAAGTCGTTGTTGTCGTAGTCGAGCATCTGCGGCGCCGGGCCGAGCGTCGAGAGCTCCCAGCTCGAGAGCTGGAGCATGAACGCCTTGTTGCGCGGGCAGAAGGGGTCCGAGATGATCTTCATCGGGCCGTTCATGCCGTCGTACTCGATGGCCTTGAACGAGACGCCCGCAACGTTCGACGCGACGCGGTCGTACACGATGTCTGTCCCGAGCGCCTTCTTGAGGTTCTGCAGGTCGAGCGGGTTCACCACGATGGTGTCCGGGTTCCCGACGCCCTGGATAGCGACGAGAGCCTCGGCCTCCATGAGGGCCTCGTTCATCGGGAGGCCGGTCGCCACGAGGCGCTGGCCAGCGAGACGAACCGGATCGCTCGAACGGTCGAGGCCCCAGAAGGTGCTTCCGGCGGTGACCGTCGACGGAATCCAGGCCTGAATGCCGGTGACGACGCCACTCGCCGAGCCGTTGGCCGCAGCGCCGACCGAAGCCGCCGCGAGGAAGTCGCCAGCGCGCGAGATGACGTCCGTCGCAGCGGGCGCCACGGCGAAGGTCGGGAGGGTCGCAACGCCCGCAACAAGACAGGTCACGTCAATCGTACCTGCCTTGCGGTCGATGGCCTGAACGTAAAGGCCTTGCGAGCTCGGGTTGTTTTCCGGCTTCGCCACGCCGAGGGCCGTGTAGAAGTTCAGGCGCATGCCGAGGTTGAAGTAGACCGCGTCAGCCGGGGTAGCGAGCTGGATGCGGAACGCAGCGTTCGCGGGCGCAACGACGCCGGCGGGGGTCGTGTACGTCAAGACGACGCCACGGACGCCGGTGCCGTCGCCGAAGAGCTGGAACTCAAGGTCAGCCATCTCGTTCTTGGAGATGCCGTCCGTCTCGTTGTTCCAGAGGTCGACGAGCGCGCCGCTCGTGCGGACCGCCGCCTTCATGGTCTCGCCGTCCATACGGAGGATGCCGTAGTGGCGCGTGCGGTAGACCTGGAAGCGGTTGTACTGACCGCCACCGCCGCGGAGGCCGTTGGTCGCCACCGACTGCGCGGTCGCGAACACGGACGAGGAGCCCTGCGGGCGCTCGTTCTGGAGCGCCACGACCTTGAACTCGCCGTCGAAGTTCGTCGTCTTCTTGACGAGCGAGAGGAGCGGGAAGTCCTTGTAGAGGGCCTGCGGGAGGGCGCCGTCCGGGTACTTGATCTTGAGGATCGACTGGACCGCCGCGAAGGTCGGGTTCGTGTATGCCATGATTCAGACTCCTAGTTGGTTGCTTGCGAGGTTGCTTTCTTGACTGCGGCCACGAGGGCAGCCCGCTGCTCATCGGCAGAGAGCTGTCCAAACGGCTTGCCAGCAGTCCGCGATTCGCTGGCAGCCTTCGTCGAAATGGTCTTCGGCGCAGGCTTCTTGCCCGCAGCCGCGACCGGCGCCTCAGGCGCCTTGCCGGACAGGCGCTCAAGACGCGCCCGGTACTTCTTCTCCAGGTACTGGATGACGGCCACGTCCTCAGGGGCCTCGCCGTGCTGCTCCTCGTGCTGCTCGGCGATGCGCTGGGCCTCGATCCACAGCGGCTCAGGGTCGTCCTGGAACATGTTGTAGAGCGTCGGGAACTGCTTCTCGCTCACCTGGCCGAGGAACTCGCGGCGGGCCGACTGGTAGGCCTTCTGTTCCTCCTGCTCCTGGCGAGCGCGCTGCATCTCCTCGCGCTCCTTCTGAAGCTCGCGGATCTGCGCACGGACCTCGTCGAGCTCACCGAACGCGCCGTCGTGGAACTGGCCTTCGCGCATGCCCGCGTCGATGAGGTCTTGGAACTCGAAGCCGTACTCCTTGAAGGTACGGGCCGGGGCACGGCGAAGCTTCTTGAAGAGCTCCTCGACGACCTCCTTGCGCGACATCTCGACGCGCTCGGTCATCTTCTCAAGCTTGGCCTCAAGCTCGCGCGCGCGTCCTTCCGCCTGGCGCACGCGACGGTCCGCCGCCTGCCGCACCGCCAGGATCTGGTCGGCCAGATCCTCTTGCTCAGGCTCCTCAGCCTCCTCGTCCGTAGCCTCGGTGACCTCGCCCTCGTCGGCTTGCGCCTCGGCCTCAACGGGCTGCTCTCCGGCAGCCGGCGCGTCACCGCCGAGCGTCGACGACTCCTCCGGCGCAGCGGCGTCGGCCGACTCGCCAGAGTCCTCAGCAGGGGTGGCAGCTTGAATGGCGGTATCAGCCGCCGCTTTCATCTTCGCGTAGAGCTCGTCAGACATTGGGTGGTTCCTCCGGTGGCGGCGCAACCTCAGGAGGCGGAGCACCCGCACCCTGCTGCTGAGCCATCTGCTGCGCTTGTGCCTCGGCCTGCTCTGCCTGCATCTGGGCGATCAAGGCCTCGATCTTGTTGAGGTATTCGTTGAGCTCCGCGACGCGGTCGTCGGGCACGCCGTCGACGCGGGCCTTGTTGTAGTGGCGGCGCGCGCGGTCGTAGGCGACGTCCAGGAGGAGCCGCTTGTCGGGGTCGGGGTACGGCTCGCCACGTAGGATGAGCGCGCACGTCTTGTCGACGATGTCGATGTCGCTCGTCTCCATGTCGCGGGACGCCACGATGTCACCGAGGTCGAGGAGATGCGCCACTTCGCGGCGGTCCTGGAAGATCTTCCGGTCCACGAGGTCCATGACCTCTTGGAACTTCGCGGCCTTGGACTGGGAGAGCGAGGAGATAGGCTCGCAGCGGAGGGTGTACTCGCGGCGGTCCATCTGGACGTCGGCCCAGTTGATGCGCTCGAGCGACCCCTGACCTGGAGCCAGGATCTCCACCTTCTCGCCAGCCTCGGTCGCCTCTTCGCAGGCGTCGACGATGAGCCAGCCAATGTCGACGTGGAACTGCCGCACGGCCTCGTGGGCCACGCGGAAGCGCGCGTCTTCCATGTCGTCGTAGACGTTGAGCGCACGGCCCGACGCCTGACGAAGGCCCGCCGGCAGGACCGACTGGGCAGCAAGCTCGCTGATGCCCTGATAGCGCAGCATGTTCTGCGCGATCATGTCCTTGTAGGCGTACGTGTCGGGGTGAACCGGCTGCGGGTTGAACACGTCCGGCTTCTGGCCGTTGTATTCGATGATGGTGCCGACATCGTTGTCGATCTTGGTCTTACCGAGCGTGCCGGCCTGGACCATGATGTGGCTGCCGCCCATGAGGTCGTGCGCCACCTGGATCTTGGACGACAGCTTGTCGTACTCGTCCTGCGGGGCCGCGAGGTCGAGCGCCATGCTCTTGCCGTAGAAGCCCGCGAGCGGCGTGTTCATGCGCAGGAACGCAGCGCCGAAGTTCGACGTGCGGGTCCACTGCGCGCTCATGAGCGTGCCGGTGGATAGCGCGATGACGCGGAGCCCGTCCGTGGCGTTCTTGCCCGACGCGAGGTGTGTGGCCTCGTAGACCA